CCCATTAATGCTGGAATAAGTATATTTTTTCATTTACTTCATAAACCCCCTTATAAAAGTTTATGAGTATTTTACCCCAAGAATTATTTTAAGGCTCCTTAATTGGAGCCTTTTTTTTATTTTAATGTATAATATAATTTAGGAGGTGATAAAATTGGGGGATATTCAAGAAGCAGTTAGCCAACTTTTATTATTTATTTCAGACCATAAGAAAGAAATACAAGAAGATGACTATAATCTTTATGTTGAAGTGTTGAAAAGGATAATGAGAATTTTAGAAGAAGAAGAAATTGATGAAAAAGAAGAAAAAGAAGAAAGTATAAAAGAAAAAGCGACAAAATACGACAAATATTTAGAAAAAAGCAGCGAATCAAATCTTAATGCTTTATTATCGTATCAAATAATGGATTTTAAAGAAAAATTAGCAAAAATTGAGCCGATTGAAGAGTCAATTAATATACTTATTGAAGAAATTAATGGGAGGAAGACATAATGATAACTGAAAAAGACAAAAAAAGGATAAAAAAGATAATGAATTTATGGAGAAATGGCAAATTTAACACTATTTATGCTAAATATGTATCTCCTACCTACAAAGAAATAGTTAATAATTCTCTTAATGAGAAGGTTGATAGAAACACTGAGCTTGATTTTAAGGAAATGTTAGATGAAAGAGTTGAAAATTTATTACCAAAAATAAGTGGATATTCAATAAAAGAGATAAAACAAGGGGATTTTTTCCATATAATAAATGTAAAAGCCGTAATAAAAGACGATAAAAGGACTAAAACAATAAAAATAATATTTTTAAGAGAAGATGAGGCTTTTAAACCAAGTAAAAGTTATAAAAATTTGTATTTGAATCCTACGTCTATAAGATACTCTCAAAGGTATTCTAAGATAGTATAAATATAATTGTAATTAATATGCTATAATAAAAATGTAATGGAGGTTAACATGATAAAAACTGAAATTAAAAGAGTAAATATAAAAGATTTAAAAAGTTTTAAAGGTAATCCTAGAAAAATTGATAGAAACGAATTAGAAAAACTAAAAAATAGTATTTTAGAGTTCGGATATAGCTCGATATTGAGCGTTACTAATAAATTTGAAGTATTAGGCGGCAATCAAAGAAAAAAGGCGATAGAGGAGCTATTAGAAGCAGGTGAAGAAATTGCTGGTATAGATAAAGAAGGCAATTTAGAGGTGCTAATTATAGAAGGTTTAACAAAAGAACAACAAAAAGCTCTTAATATAGCTCTTAATAAGATTTCTGGAGATTGGGATGTTGATTTACTCTCTAAAATAATAAACGAAATAAACGGAACAATTGATACAACGTTAACAGGGTTTGATAACGAAGAAATAGAAATATTGCTAAAAGAAGTTTCTGATAACGTAGAAGAAACTAATAATATATTAGAGGAAGAAGTTGAATTTGAAGAAGATAAAATTGAAGATGATGTAGATATTTCAGAAGAAAATCAAACTTATGTTTTACATTTAGTTTTTAGAGATTTACAGGAGGCTAATTCATTTCTTGAGGAACATAATATTGAAAAAGAGTTCGGAAAAAAGCGTAATATAACTCACGAAATTTAAAAGGAGTGATTAGCATGAAAGATAAAAGAAGAAAAATGCAACGTGATATAAAAAATTCTGATTATATGCAAGAACAAATAGAAATGTATAAAAAAAGATTAGATGAATTAATACCAAAATTATATTTATCTAAAGGACATTTTTATCAAAAAGGCAAATATGAGAATGCTATAACAAGAGATGAAGCAAAAGAAGTAGAAAAAATATGGAGACATATTGGATATGTTGGAGCAAAAGGCATTATAATGGATATAGAACAATTACTTCAAACTTATTTATTAGTTTCAGGAGGTAACTTTATAAGTACTGCTGTAGAATCTCAAGGGATAAATTCTGATGGATTTTTTTCTTTTTTAGCTAAAGCTGACACTGATAAAGATGAAATTGATAAATATAATCCTTCTTTAATATATAAAGAAATATTAAATCAAGCTGATGCTAAAGCTGAAATGTATCATGTGGCTAATATAGCAAAACACGCTCAAACAAATTGGAATGCCTCTGCATGGTATTTAGAGAGGAAACACCATGAAAAGTGGGGAAGAAAAGATAGGTCACAACTTAATGGTAATATAACTCTTGATGTAAAAGTTCAAGGAGAACCAGAAGAATAATTAGGAGTGATATTTAATGCCAAGCGTAACTGTAAATATAGACCCTAATGCTTTTAACGCTGTTTATTACCCTCTATTATTTGATAATAGTAGGTTTGAATTAATATATGGTAGTGCTGGAAGTGGAAAAAGTGTTTTTGTAGCACAAAAAATAATTTATAAACATTTGACAGAAGCAGGTCATAAGACATTAGTAGTTAGAAAAGTTGGAACATCTATAAAAGAAACTGTATTTGCTGAATTAGTTGATGTAATTGATAGTTGGGGATTAAGAGATTTAGTTTTTAAAGTTCCTACAGGAAAAGCAGGTAAATATGATATTGAAGGTCAATTCGGAAATAGAATAATATTTTCTGGATTAGATAATGTAGATAAATTAAAATCTATTAAAGGTATAACAGATATATGGGTTGAAGAAGCAGACCAAATAACTCAAAAAGAATTTCAACAATTGGATGCTAGGATTAGGGGATTTAAAAGTGTTCCTAAACAAATAATAATGACTTTAAACCCAATTAACATAAAACATTGGATAAAAAAATATTTTATAGATGAAGGAAATAGAAAAAGTGAAACTGTTAAACTAAGGACAACATATTTAGATAATAAATTTTTAACTGAAGAAGATAGAAATACATTAGAATCTTATAAAGATGTAGATCCATATTTCTATATGGTTTATACTCAAGGAGAATGGGGTCAACTTGATAATATAATATTTACTAATTGGAAAGAAACTTCATTCAATTATAGAGAACAAGACTATGATATGGTATGCAATGGAGTTGATTTCGGGTTTAATGACCCTAATGTATTAGTAAGAGTTGGAATAAAAGATGATGATGTTTATGTTTTTGATGAATATTATAATAATAAAATAACAGGCGAAGAATTTATGAAGATTATAAAGCAAAAAGTTCCTCAAAATCAAATGGTTATTTGTGATAGTCATAGACCAGATACAATAAAAGAATTTCAAAGAAATAACATAAATGCGGTAGCAACTTCTGGAGGACATGGAAGTATATTAGAAGGAATAAATTGGTTAAGGCAAAGACATATATACATATCTCCAAATTGTGAAAACGTTATTAGAGAATTTACTACATACAAATGGAAAACTGACAAAAACGATGAACCTATTGATGAACCTATTGAGAAATTTAATCATACAATAGATGCTATAAGATATGCGGTAGAAAAATATAGATTACATATAAAAGCTAAGAGGAAGAGAATTAAAATTGGTTCAGGTAGGAGAATCGTTCAAAGAGGTGTTAGGAGATGACAAGTAGAAAAATTTATTGGTATTTGTATAACAAGACTAAAGAAGATATTGACTTGTATAAAGCTGATAGGAATATTGCACCAGTAGTTCCAATAAAATATAATCCTGTTCCAAGAATAATTAACACAGATATGTTCTTTATTTTAAAAGGTATGAAATTAAAAAATCTTCCAGAAGAATATTTAAGTAGTGAAGAATTCATAGCTTTTAATGAGGCTAAATTAAAAAAGCAGCTTATAGATGGAATTGTTTTTGTTGAATTAATAAGAGAAGATGATACTCTAACAATGCAAGAATATACTGTTGACGAAGTTAAATCGGTAACATATAAAAATGATGGAAGCATTGATGAAATAGAAATAAACTTTTTTGATGTAAATGATAATTCAATTGAAATTTCTTATTATTATGATGATAATGATATTAAAAAGAAAAAAGTAAAAGTGTCAGGAGAAGAAGTATATGATGAAATAGTTCCTTATTCTTTTGTGCCTATTATTGAATTTAAAACAATTGATTCATCTAAGACAAAGAATATATCTAGAGTTCAAGGAATAGAAGAAAGTATTGATGTCATAAATGAAAATGATTATTGGCTACAAAATATTTTTAGAATACATGGAGACCCTACTGTTATAGGAAATGCTGCTTTAACTTTTGATGAAGAAACTAACGATACTGCCTATGGTACTACAGAAGACATGATTTCAAATAGAACGACTATAAATTTTTTGCCAGTACCAGATGGAACAGACATGAAGTTTTTAGAAATGAATGGCACTGTTGCTAATATGATGGCGAAAGATAAAAAAGATTTAAAGTTGGAATTAGAAGAAGAATATCCTGAATTACAAATTAATCAACTTACAAAAGGTAGTGTTGCTTCTGGTTATGCCTTATATTTAAAAATGACTGGTCTAGTTAGTTTAATTGATAAATATAGGCAATCAGAAATTTATGGTTGGAATAAAGCTTTTAAATATCTTTCTGAAATGTTTTCTAATGAATTTGAAAACGTAGATATAGAATTTGAAGAAATAATAAGTTATAATAAATTAGATAGTATGAATATGATTATAACAGCTTTTTCTAATAAATTAATCAATAGAAAAGTTTCTTCAAGAAGAGCAGCAAAATTATTAAATGTTAGCGAAGAAGAAGCTTTAGAAGGGATAGACTCTTTACCTGATTTTTTTGAGCAAGAAACTAAACAACCAGATTTGAAAAGAGATGAAGAAAACAAACAAGGACAAAAAATAAATTAGCGGAGGTTTAGACATGCCAGAAATTAATAAAGTAATAAAAAAAGATGCTTTTGAATTATTGTCCGAGCTTGAAGATAAATCTATTGATTTGATTATCACCGACCCACCATGGCTTACAACATCTTTAGATTTTGATAAACAAGATTTGAATTTTCTTAAATTATTTAAGGAATATAAAAGAGTACTAAAAGATGATGGTTGGTTTTTCCTTATTGGCACGGTTGAAATGGCTTGTGCAGCAATACAATCAGGGTTTAAAAGAAAATTTGAGTATATATGGTATAAAGATATATCAGTTTCTCAAACAAAAACTACAATTCATCCACTATTAAAACATGAACTTATTTTTGCTTTTTATAAGCCAGAGTTAGATAAGGTTTCAAGATTAACTTTTAATAGAAAAGCTTTAAGGACTTATGGACATAAAAAATATAAAATTCAAAAGAGCTCTACTAGAAAATCTGGTGAATTCGGAAGTAAAAGTGGTAGAGATGTTTTAGATAAAAATGGTAATTTTCAAAATTATTATAAAGAAAATAATGGTTATAGAGAAGGTAATTCAATTTTAAAAATTTATTCTAAACAGAATATGCCTTCAGATGAAAGAGTTGACCATCCTACACAAAAACCAATTAAACTATTAAATATTTTGATTAGAGGTTACTCTAATGAAGGAGATACAGTATTAGATACATTTTCAGGTAGTGGAGTTTTAGCAGAGTCAGCAACTTTAAATAAAAGAAATTTTTATAGTTGCGATATTAATGAAAAATATGTTAAAATCGGTAATGTAAGAGTAACAAAATCTAAACTCAAAAAAAAGAAAAAAGTATTTGGAGGTTATGAATATGCTTAAAAATGGAGAAACTAGGAACGACATTGACATTGATTTACAATTATTTGCTGATGACGGTACTAGTTCAAATGAAAGTAATAATGAAAATAGTGATGAAAGCAAAGAAATTACAGAAAACAGTGGAGACGTTGATAATAAAGAACAAAATAGCTCTAAAGACAAATTATATACTCAAAGCGATTTAGATAGGATAGTTACTAAAGCATTAGAAACAAGAGAAAAGAAATTAAAGAAAGAACAAGACGAAAGAATAAAAAGCGAATTAAAAAGATTAGAGGCTGAAAAAAATAACGACTATAAAACATTATATGAACAAGAAAAATCAAAAATAGAACAAGAAAAACAAGAATTGCAAAAAGAAAGATTAAAAGTTTATGCTGAAAGTCAATTAACAAAGAATAAAATAGATACTGATTTTCTTAATGTAGTTTTTCCTAGTGAAATACCTCAATCCCAAGATGATATAGATGCAAGATTGGAGGTACTCAAAAATATGATAGATAAGAGTAATAAATCATATGTAGAGGAACTCCAGAAAAAAGGTACTAACTTTAGTAAAAACGATAATAAAACAAAAAACGATACAGATAGGTTAGTTAAAGTTGTTAAAGAACAAACTGCTTCTAAAGCTAATAGAAAAAATATTTTTAAAGAAGCTATAAAAAAATAGGAGGTATAGAAAATGCCTACAATTAATTATGATGGTAATGAAAGTTTTTTAATGTCACCTCATTTTTTAACTACTGAGGGATATATGATAAAAAAAGAAAATGTAACAAGAGATGGAGTGCCAGCTGGTACTGTTATGGGTAAAGTAACAGCAGATGGTTCTATAAGACCTCAAACAAAGGCAGCTTTAACTGCTGCGGTTTCAGTAAATCCAGTTATACCCGTTGATAACGCATGGGTTTTTAAAGTTGGAGATTCTGTTACTGTTGGTGGTGGAACTGCTGCTAATATAATAGATATTGATGTTAATGCAGGAACTATTACATTAGACGCTGACCAAACAGCCTCCGAAGGTGATTATGTTTTAGGTACAGATGGTTCTGAAACACCAATAGGATTATCATTGGAATACGTACCTTTCTATAAAACATTTGAGAGAGGTTTGCCAAAAGTTGATGGAAATACTGTTTTAGTAATTCATGGAAAAGTTGACGCTTCGAAATTACCGAATTATTATCCAGAAACAGATTCAGCATTACCTAACGTATTATTCGTAGTTTAAGGAGGTTTAAATGATGAATGCTACTATAAGCGATTTTTTACAAGGTAGAATACAAGAAATATTTATTAGAGAAAGAGATAATAATGAATATGTACTTGAAAACGTATTACCATATAGACAAGTTGAAGATTTAGATTTTGAACATATAATTGGTGAATTTCATGAACCAATAATTGCTGAATTTTCTGGTTTCTCTGCTGAAGGTAAATTAAGAGGTAGAGATGGATTTAGAAAATTTATTGAAGAATTAAGACCTATAAAACAACAGATGTCTATTACTGGTAAAGATTATATAATGGCTAGAAAATATAAAGATGAAAATAGAATAATTTCAAGATTATTTAATGATACAGGATTCGTATATGATGGAGTTAGAGCAAGAGCAGAAAAAATGAGAGCCGAAGTTCTTAGCTCTGGTGTTTTAAGTGTTAATGAAGGTGGACAGAATTTTTCAGTAGACTATCAAGTACCTGATGAATTACAAATTGTAATATCAACAGATACATCAAAATGGTCTGATACAGTTAATTCTAATCCTATTCAAGATATGATAAATTGGTTAAAAATTATTGACTTTACTCCTGAAGGTGCTATTACTTCTAGGAAAATTAAAGATTTTATATTAATGAATGAAAAAGTTAGAAAAATGATTAATGGAACAGATAGAGTAGATACACCGTTAACTTTAACAGTATTGAATAATTTCTTGTCAGGATATGGATTACCTGTAATAGTAGTTGATGAAGATAAATATAGAACTGACAAAAATACTAAAGTTAATTTCTGGCCTGAAAACAAATTCGTATGGGTTGGAGCTGACATTGGAGAAACTTTGATGGGTCCTACAGCCGAACAATATGCTCCAATTAATGGTAGTGCTGGAGTTACTCTAAGAAACGGAATATACATTCAAACTTATAATAGTGCAAGACCTATTGGAATATTTACAACTGCTAGTGCTACTTCATTAGTTTCACTTCCAGGTGCAGAAGAAATATTTATTGCACAACCAATTGACTAATAAATTAAATATGCCCCCATTTAATATGGGGGTTTTAATCTTAAGTAATAGGAGGTAATGAAATGAAACTTTATGTTGCAAAGAAACAATTATATATTCAAGGACAATTTGTAAAGCCTGGTGAAGAATTTATTTTAGCTGATAAAATTAAAATAAATAATGAATATGCTACTTATCAAAATCAAATTTCAAAAGATAAAGCAAAAACAACTAATTTAAAAATTTTTGATGAAATTAATAAAGAATAGAGTTGATTATATATGACAGCTTTAGAAAAATTAAAAACTATTTTAGCAGACATAGATAATAATATTTTTGATGATGTTTATTACTCTAACTACTTAATGCTGTTTAATATAGACCCTAGTGATGAAAATGTTGAAATTGCTAAAATATTTTTAATTAAAGCAAATTTATTGGAAACAATAGCTGATAATCCGAAATTATTTGAAAATTATGCTCAAGGTGATATAAGCAAACAATATAAAAAAGAAGAATTGAGAAAACAAGCTCAAGCTATTTTTAGAAGATATGCAGGAACAAAATTATGAGGTGTTAAAAATGGATTATAATTTAGCTTATATAGAAGAAGATATAATTAATAATGGTATAGGTATTCCTGTTAAAAATTCTAGTGTTGAAACACCTTTTACAGTATCTTTTGTGGATTTTCAAGATATCTCTGGTAATATGCTTGAGGCTTTTAAAGATTCTATTGTTGAAAAAGATTATAAAGTATTATTTGCTAAAGACGAAAATTTTTTAATTGATTTTAAAATACATAATAAAATTAAAAATGTTGATACTGGAGAAATTTTTGTTATAATTATAGTAAAAGAATACGAAAAACATAAAGAAGTGTATTGCACACGAGAAGGAAGGTAGGAACTTGTTATGTTTAATGTTGAAATTACAAGACAAGGAACTATCAATAAAAATTTAGAAAAGGTACAAGAAGTATTATATAACAAGATAGAAGAAAATTTAACTTCGATTGGAAACACAAAAGTTAAAGAAGCAGTTGAAAAAAGTACTTTTCAAAACGTTACATATAATCTTAGAGCATCTATGGGAGCAAGGTTATACAAAGAAAACACGGTAATAAAGCAAATTAGAAGTGGAATACAACCAATAATAAAAACTCAAAGTTATATCTATAACTTAGAAGCTAATTTAAGAGATACTTATATGCAAATTGAACAAGTTAGAAATAAAGAAGCTCTATTTTCTTTAATAGTATATGCAGGTATGGAATATGGTAGGAAAGTTTCGGCTAGAAAAAAACTTGTAATCCCACCTTTAAGCCATGAAAATGATAAAAAAAGAGTGAAAAGGGGATTAAAAAATGCTTTACGAGGAATTAGTTTCGGGAATGGCTAGTTTTATACATTCTATATTACCAGATTGGGAAATAAATATTGGAAGAGTAATTGGTAAAAAAGAGCAAATTGTAGTAATGATACCTTTTAACGAACAAGTTAACTCTATTTCTCAAGAAGGTAAGCTACAATTAAGTATATTTACTGACGATTCAAGAGGCATGTTTGATTTTGAAAAAAATCTTCAAATTAGACAAAAAATTGAACAAGAATTAAAAAATATTGATTATCAAATTCCTACTCAATTAGGCAATCCTACTTATTCTTTTACTTTAATACCAGACCAAGTCTGGGATGCAGATTATTTTGAAGATATTGGCTTATATGGTAGAGTTATTTTATTTAATTTTGTAGCAATACAAAAACAATAGGAGGTACGATAAATGAGATACTTTTATAATGTAGATAAAGTTATGTTTGCTGATTATATACAAAAAGGTGCTACTACAACAACAGAAGATAAATATCCAGAATATTTAATGTTAGATGGCACAGCAACTGTTGACACAGAAGCAGTTTCATTATTTACTAGATTCAAACTAACAGAACATGGATATGTTGAAGGAACTTCAACAGCACCTACAAAAGACCCATTAGATTTAGGGAAGACAAATGGAGGTATAACAATTGATGTTTCACCTGAAACATTAGAAGTTGAGTCAGACCAAAGTTTTGACCCTGAAGATACACAATTACAGAAAAGAACAATTTCAGGAACAATTAATTTAATAGAGGCAAAAGGTGAAGTATTAGCATTATTATTTTCAGGACAGTATAGTACTAATCCAGATGCAAACAATCCTGGCGTAGTTGGAGAAATAACAATTCCAGCTTCTGCTACAATAATAGCTAAATCAATGTTTATAAGAACAAAACCTAATTCTGATGGAGAATATTTCCATATGATATTCCCTAAAGTTAATGTTTCAGCACAAACCTCAATAACATTAGAAAAAGGTTCAGCAAATCCATTCACTTTAACTTATACTGCTGCTACAGCTCAAGATAATGCTGGTAATATAATTGATACAGGAAAATTTTATGCTATGAAAGTTTAAAAAATAAATAATAAAATCCTCCCATTTTTATGGGAGGTTTTTTTAATGTTATAATTAGTAATGAATTTGTTATAATAATATTGAGGAAAGATTAAAATAATACAGGAGGTTATAAATAATGTCAGAAGAAAAGAAGATTTCAAAAGAGCAATTGTTAAAAGAAGCTAGGAAAAGTTTAGAAGTTAAAGAAGGAGATATTTATAAAAATGAATTGGGAAAGATAGAAGTTGGTGGAATTGAGTTTACAATCCATGAACCTGTTCTAATTGTTTCAGAAATAGTTTTAGATAAGTTGGCTGATATAATGAATAAAGCTGAATTTGATGTTCAAGAGGTTGACAAAAAAACACCTGATTTAATAGTAGCTGAATTCTGGCATAGTATTTATCAAGCTTTTAAAGAAAAAAAAGTATCAACAATAATAGATGATGGGGTTTATATAATGGCTTTATTAGTAATAAATAAACATCCTGATTTTACTCATTTTGAAGATTTACCGAAATCAAAAAGAATTTTTAAAGATTTTCTTACTCATTTGAAATTAAAATATAAATTAAAAGATTATAAAGTTCCTAACGATTTAGAACAAATAGAAAAAGATTTAGAAGATATGATGTATGAATATGGCTTCACATATACAGATGTATTATCAACATTTTTCCAATATAATATAAAATTAAGTGATATAACTAATTCATTACACAAAGCAATGGATTTAACAAGGATTGAGCATTTTTTAGAAATAGTCCTTCAAGCAGGAATACAAGCAGACGTGAAGAACGGAAATCAAACATTCCATTCACTGAAACAATAACGGTATTACTTGATAAAGGTGTTTCTAAAACTGATATAATGCTTAATTATACTTATTCACAAGTTATTTTAATTTCAAGAGGTTTTGCTAATCTTTATGATACTGGAGATAGTAAAACAAACAGAAATGATTATATAGAAAATGCTAGTTCATCTCAATTAAAAAGTGCTGGCTTTTCCGTAGAACAATTTTAGGAGTTGAGTATAAATGGCTGAATATTTAGATAGGCTTTTAGTTGGTATAGAAGTAGATAATAAAAAGTTTAAAGAAAGTGTAAATAAAGCTGAAAACACCTTTAAAAGTATGGAAGGTCGCTTTAAACAATTTGCGGCTAGCTTGAAGGACATGAAAATAGATAAACAATTAGAAAAAGCAAATGCTGCATTAGAAAAAACTAAAAATGCAGCAAAAAATGCTACCTCAGAACTTGATAAAATGCAACATCTTGAAAAAGTTGAAGAAATGTTGAAAGGTATAATAAACGAAGCAAAAAAATCAGATGATATTGCAATGGTTACTCAAAAGCTTAAAGAATTACAATCAGTCTACAAACAAATGACTAACTTAGGAATAAAGAACGAAGATGCTCAAGCAGTTAAAAAATATAATAAAGCCCTTATAGAAACAAAAGAAGAATTGAAAAAGATAGCAGATTCTCAAAAAGAAGAAAATAAAAGAATTGAAGAAAAAGAAAAGCTTCAAAAAAAATTGAAAGCTATAAGTTTTCACGAGCAAATAGCAGAAACAAAGAAAGCAAATAGAGAATATAGCGAACAGATAGCAGCTTTAAAAGAGGTTTATAATAGACAAAAACAATTAAGAACCATGGCTGAAAATCAAGGTAATGTTACTCAAATTAGAAAATACAACGACCAGATGGATATAACAAAACAAAAATTAAAAGAAGCCACCGAAGCTTACGAAAAACAAAACGCAAAGATTAAAACAAATTCTCAAAGGTTAAATAGCAATCAAAAAGAACTTAGTCAGACAGCTGTTTCAATGAGAGAATTAAGTTTTTTTGCTGTTGAATTGGCAACTCTTTTTGGCTTAGGTTTTGGAATAGATGATATGATTAGAGATTTTACTAGTTTTTCTAGAGAATTTGATAGAGGTATCAGAGAGGTATTTACTCTAACAACTCAAACCGAAGAGGAATTCAAAGGATTAAGAAATCAATTAGTAGAATTAGGAAAAGACGTTCCTTTTTTATATCAAGATTTGACAAAAGCAGCTTACTGGGCTGTTTCTTCTGGTGTAGATGTTGGAGAGTCAATGATGTTTTTAGAAGAAGCCACAAGAGCAGCTATGGCTGGTGTTTCTGATTTATATACATCTGTTGACGCTTTGACAACTGTTATGAATGCATGGGAAATGACTGTTGATGATTTAGCAGATATTAACGATACTTTCTTCATGGCTATAAAATATGGTAAAACTACTTTTGACGAATTAGCAGAATCCATAGGTGTAGTTGCTCCATATGCAGCTCAAACTGGTGTAGCTTTTAAAGAAGTAACCACTGCTATGGCTGCTTTAACTAGACAAGGTTTGGATACAAAAATGGCTGCAACCTCTATTGCTAGAACATTAGGAGATATTATTAAACCATCAAAACAAGCTGCAGAATTAGCTCAAATCTTAGGTATAGAATACAATACCACAGCTCTTAATGCTAAAGGGCTAGTTAAATTCTTAGAAGATTTAAAAGGTGCTGTTGGAGACAATATGGATATAATTACTCAATACGACAGCAGACTACAGGATACTAATCAAGCTTTAAATATATTCTTTGATAGAATTCAATCTATGAGAGGTGTTTTGGCTCTTACTGGTTCTGCTAATGATGAATGGAATAAATTTTTAGAAGAAACAAATAAAGCTTTACAAGAATCAAACGAAGAAATGAGAGTTACTGAAATAGCTGCTAAAAAAATGGAAGGTAGTATTGAAAATCTAGAAAACTCTATAAAAAATAATTATCATGCAATAATTTTAAATAACGAAGGATTAAAAGATTTATATAAAGGTGTTTTAAGTGTTGTAAATGCTTTTTTGTCTTTTAACGCTAATCTAGAGGGAACAACTCAACTTGTTTATAATTTAGTTGGTGGTGTTAATGCTTTAGCAGTGACTTTGCCTGTTGTTTTAGGTTTGTTTAAAAGGTTATCTGCAGTATTAAATATAAGCCCTAGGGCAGGTTGGTTTATGGGAGTAACTACTGTATTAAATTTAATTATACAAGGATTAGGAACATTAGTAAATAGTACAAGACAAGCGACTAATGAAATAGAAGACTTAAATAATGTTTCTTTAACAAAGCTTAGAGATAGTATGGAACAATTAAATAGTTATTTAGAAATTATGGATAAAGATGTTGAGGGGTTAATTAAACATTATGATGAATTGATTTATCAAATGGAAGCATATAACCAAAGTGCTAAAACTGGTAAAGGTAATATATCTGAAATAGAAGGCTCAATTAAAGATATATTAGAAATGTATCCAGAATTAAATAGTTTTGTTAGAACAGAAAAAGGTTTATACGTTGATATAAAAGGTGAATTAGATGAAATAAAAGAAAGAAGGATTGCTAATTTAGACTCTATGAAAGAAGAAGCAAAAAATTTAAGAGATGTTGCTCAAACTTATTTAAAAATGAATCAACAGCAATTTAAGTCGTTAGAAAAATTAAGCTCTTTTGAGTTAGGAAATCAAGCTTTTGTAAAATCTTTAGAAAACATGGGTTATGATTTAAACAAATGGGGAAATGATACAAAAACTGCTCTTATGAATCTTTCTAAAAAAATAACTGATGATTTAGGAGATATAGCTCAAGGTAAAACATTATTAGAATCAATGTTGGGCAGCGAAGATGAATTTGATAAAATAACTGGGCAATTTTTTAATGCAGTTAAACAAATAACAGGTAAAAATGATTACTTATTTACAGATTTTGATAAAATGATTAATAATTTAGATTCAATGGATGATGAGGTAAAAGCTATTTTTAAAGCTTTGCAAAAAACTATTAGCGAAAATGATTTAAAGAGAGTGTTTACAGCTTTTGCTGTTTCTGATGCTACAGGTATTAAAGGTTTTGAATATACTATGGAAAGAGTCTTAGGAAATGTAGGTTCTTCTTATCTTGAATTATTAGATTTGTCAGATTCTGTGATTAACAAATTATCAAAAGTAAATACAATAGAAGCAGATTTATTAAAATATGAAACTCAAGTTATTACAAGTGAAGAAAGAATAAAAGGATATGAAAAATCTATAACAGCTTTAAAAAACAAAAACAAAATAGCCACAGAACAAATGATAAAAGATTATGAAATGGCTTTTGAAAAAGGCGAAACATTATATGCTAAAGAAATAGCTAAAAAATTACTTGCTACAGAAAACTTTGCTAAAGACCATAAAAAAATATATGAACACATAAATGAAAACTTTATTTTTAACGAACAGAAAGTTTTAGAACAAGCTATGGAAAATACAAGGAAAGAACTAGAAGAAGCTTTTAACCTTATAGATAAAAGAAAAAAAGAATTAATAAAACAAGGTGAAAAAAGTGGTTTGAGTAATCAAGAAATACAAGCTATGGTTACTGAAGGAATAAACAAATTAAAAGAAGAAAATAATTATCAAATTTTAGAAAGTCAGTATAAAGAGTTTGTAAATAGAATGATTGAATATTATCAAGAAGCTTATGGAGATTTAGCAGATAGTATTCAAAACGGAACTATAGTTGGCGAAGGAAATATGGAATCTGTTTTAAACGACATGGAAGCTTATCAACTTAAAATTTATGAAATAAGAAAAGAAGCAGAAAGTTTTGATTTGTCGTTTTCAACTGAACTTGAAAAAGAACAAAACGCTCTGGAAGACCTTTATCAAAGTATTTTAAATAGCATTAGAAAATTTGAAAATATGAAAAATTCAACTCTTTTTGAAGAAGAAGATATAAATTCTCAAAGAAATAAGATAATTAACGCTGTTAAAGAACTTTACTTAGAAGCAGAAAAAGAAGGGAACAAAGCTATGTCAGGCTTAGCTTCAAATTTATTTTCTAAGTATAAACAGGTTTTCCAAGAAGAAGATGTTGTAGCAGCTCTTGAAGATGTGAGAGAATGGGCTGTTGAAAAAGGTTTTAAAGATTTAGAAAAAGATATATTAAAAGATTTAATAAAACTTTATCAAGACAAAGCTTCTATTGAAGCAGAAAACCTTAACGAAAAAGCTTATAAAGAATATACAGAAAAAGCTAAAGAATATAGCAATGTTTTAACAGGGATAGTCAATGAAGAAGAAAGAAAAAATAAAATCTTGCAATTAACAAACGAGATAGAAGAAAACAAAGCGTTGATTGAAAACGTTAAAAACGAAGAAGAAAGAAATAAACTTATACAAGAAAGAATAAATAAATTAAAAGAGCTTAGCTATTTAGAATTAGGTGCAGGTACAGAAGAAAGTATTTCAAGATATAAAAAGCTAACTTCTATGTGGGAAGAATTAGAAAAACAAATAACATCTACTAATGAAAAATTGCAAAAGGATTTAGAAACTCCTATAAGAGATTTATATAATTCTTTTTTAAGTGCTTATTCTCAAGGACTAACTTTTGCAACAGATGAATTATCTTCTCAATTAATTTCTAGAATAACTTCATCTCTAACAGAAATGCAAAAAATGATTTCTGACGCAGATATAAATGCTAATTTTGCAGCTAAGATACAAACACCAGAGTTTCAAAATACATATATGGAATTATTAAAAATTTTAGAAGATGTATCTGAAAAAACAAATGGTATAGAAACAACTACAAATAATATAATTTCAGAAAATATGAATTTAATAAATTATTATTTAAAGCAAAATGCTTCTTTGGAAGAAATGAATAAACTATATGAGCAATATTTGAATTCAATAACACAAATAAGAAATGAAATGGTAATGCAAGGTGCTCCGTACGAAGTTGAAATAGGAGGAGAAAAGAAAACTTTAGAAGAAATCAATTCAATAATAGAATTTATTAAAAATAATATTAATGAGATAAACAAACTTATGAATGAAACAAATCAAAAATTAGAAGCACAAAAATCTTCTTTAGAACAAGAAGCGTCTTTATTTAATCAAGTTATTAGAGAAATTGGAACTGCTTTTTCTGATTTAGGTATAGCTGGAGAAATAATAAATAAAATATTAAAAGAAACAAAATTCGATATAGTATCTGTTAAAAATGATGTAGGAGATATAATTGGCTATACTAAAGAGTTAAGTATTTTTGGTCAAAAATTTAATTTAGATGAAACTTTAAAATTGTTGAAAGATGAAAGCGGAAATATAACTTTCGAATCTATGATATCAGCATTTAAAGAATCGCAAGACTTAGCTAATTCATTATCAAAAATATTATCTGGGATAGGTGGAATATTAGCCTCATGGGGAATTTCTCAAATAATAAATGAATCAAAATTATTAATAGAAAATTTTAGTAAAGCAAAACAAACAGCTGAAGAAATGAGAAATGCTTTAGAAACAGCAACTTACTCTAAAAACAGAACTGAACTTTCTAAAAGTTTTTCATTATTTGGTGATTTAGATAAACAAGAAGAAAAGATTTCAGAAATAGAAGATAAAATAAAAAAACTAAGTGGAGACAGAGCAATTGGAGTTGGTGCAACAACTGGACTAGGTGCATTTTTTGGAGCTATAATTGCTGGACCAATTGGAGCTTTAGTCGGAGCAGGAGCTGGTGCATTATTAGGCGATAAAGCTACAGAATCATATCAAGAACAAATTGACCAGCTTAATGAAGACTCTAAGAAACTAGTTGAAGAATTAGAAAATTTAAAACAAAAAATAAAAGAAGCACTTAGCATTGATATAGAAAGTTTATCTAGTGATTTA